AGTCAGTAGTTCGCACGGCGAACGAACGCGAAGTCGAGTGACGTAGTCTCCAGCACGCACGGCGAGCTGAGCTACTCGCAAGGTTCTTTTTTGAACTTTGCCGGTTGCCAGCGCACCGTGCGTTTTCGCGTTTCTGTGCCTTGCTGGTTCCGGCGTAACCAGTGGGGGACAGGGTTATGGCTTCGATTCAGGAGCTGCGCGAGGCGGTTAATCAGGCTCGTGCCGATGCGATCGCGATTAACGAAAAGGCGAAAGCCGAAGGCCGCGACCTGACTGCCGAGGAAATCGGCCAGTGGGAATCGGCGAACGACGCCTTTGATAAGGCGCGTGAGGACTTGGAAAAGGCGAACGCCGCGCAGGCGAACGCCGAATCGCGGGCAGGCAAGCTCGCGGAAATGGAAGAGTTCCTCACCAAGTCGCCCGGCAAAAAGACCGACGCCAATACGCCGGCGAAGGGCAAAGAGCACGCCGAGGAACAGCCTCCGCAGAAGCTGCCCAGCTACGCCATGAGCAAGGCGTTCAGCAAGTTCCTCATCAACGGCGAACAGTCGCTGTTGCCGAACGAGCGGGCCGCGATGCAAGTGGATACCGCCATTCAGGGCGGAACGCTTGTGCTGCCCGAGCAGATGGTGAACCAGCTCATCAAGTTCGTTGATGACCGGGTTTACATGCGGCAAATCTCGACCGTCATTCCGCTCACCAATGCGGATAGCGTCGGCGTGCCTTCGTGGGACACCGATCCCGGCGATGCGGTCTGGACCCCGGAAGTCGGCGCGTACTCCGAGGATAGCTCGGCCCGCACCGGAAAGCGCGTTCTCAAGCCGAGTTTGCTGACGAAGGGCATCAAGATTTCCCGCACTCTGTTGCGGAAGTCGGTGTTCCCGGCGGATCAACTTGTCATGCAGCGGCTGGGCTACAAGCTCGGCATCGCCTGCGAGAACGGCTACCTCAACGGCAATGGCTCTGATGAGCCGTTGGGTGTGTTCACTGCATCGGCGAACGGTATCAGCACCGGGCGCGACGTGAGCACGGACAATACCACGACAGAGATCAAGGCCGACGGCCTGATTAACGCCAAGTTCTCGCTCAAGGCTCAATACCAGATGAGCCCGAGCTGCCGCTGGATTTTCTCACGCACGGCGGTTCGCAACATCCGCAAGTTGAAGGACGGCAACGGCCAATACCTCTGGCAAGCCGGCCTGGCTGGCAATCCAGACACGATTCTGGAAGTCCAGTACCTGATGAGCGAGTACGCGCCGAGCACGTTCACGTCTCAGCTCTACGTCGGGATCATCGGCGACTTCTCCTTCTACTACATCGCCGATTCGCTGCAACTCGAATTCCAGCGCCTCGACGAACTCTACGCCGGCAACAGCCAAGTGGGCTTTATCGCGCGGCTTGAATCGGACGGTATGCCGGTTCTCGAAGAGGCTTTCGCTCGCGTGAAGCTGGCCTAGTCAACAGCACAACCAACCGAGGAATTTTGATATGTCCGATCTTTTGAATTCAACGCAGCAAATTCTCTGCAAGACCGCAGTTGCTGCCGGGACTTCCGACATCACCGATGCCACGGCTGTCGATACGTCAGGCTACAACGGCGTGATGTTCATCTTCGCGTTCGGAACCATCACTTCCGGCGCAGTTACGACCGTCAAGGCGTGCGGGCTCGATACCAGCTCGCCGACCACCACGACCGACGACTTGGCCGGAACCGGGTTGTCGGTCGCTGATTCGCTCAGCGACAAGATCGTTGTGATGGACATCTACCGTCCCACCACGCGATACGTCCGCCCGTGGGTGGATCGTGGCACTCAAAACGCCGTCGTTAACAGCATCACCGCGATTCTTTACGACCCGATCAAGGTTCCGACCACGGCGCATTCCAGTGTCGGTGCGAGCGAACTGACGGTCAGCCCGATCGCCGGCACTGCCTAATAGCGGCTTGAACAACTGAATCCAACGGAGGTCAAGTCGTGAGTGATTACAACGGCAAGGTGAGGCGCACCCAAGGCGGCGATGCACTCGTCGTCGAAAGCGGCGGCGTCATCACCGTGGAAAGCGGTGGCTCGATCACCGGCAAGCAGGTCCGCCATTCCAAGCGTTCGGTGTGGTTCAACCTGGACAACGGCAGCGGCACGACGATTGACGACGTGCTGATGACGCCTACCAGCGCCATCACGATTACCGCGGCTCGCATCATTTACGTCGATGCGACTACCGGGACCGTGGCGGCTGGTAACGCCAAGATCGGTGTCACGCTCGGCGGTGCTGAAGTCGTGGCGGCGACGGCTTACGAAAACTCGAAAGCGGTTGGCTCAACAACCGCCATGACGATCGTGGCTGGCGCTGTTGCGGCTGGGACTTCGGTGTTCGTGCGGCATACCGGCGTGGCGGCTACGGCAGCCGGCCAGGCGGTTGTCGAAATCGAGTACACGGTGGACGCGTAAATGTCCTACGTCGAAAGGCATGTAGTCTCGGTCACGACGGCGTCGGATGGGTCGGCCACGGCCTATACGCCCGTCGTCACCGGGCGCATTCACTCCATCGCCTACGTCAAAAACAACTTCTCCAACGGCGTCGATTTCACGATCACGCTGGAGGCGACTGGGCAAACGGTGTGGACGCAATTGAATGTCGATGCGTCAGCAACCGTGCTGCCGCGAGCCGCAACGCATGACACGGCTGGCGTTGCTTCGTTGTACGCATCAGGCGGTGAGCCGGTCGAGGATTGCGTTTGTGCGGCGAATGACCGCGTGAAGATCGTCATCGCCAACGGCGGCAGTGTCACGAGCGGAACCTTTCACGTCATTTTGAACTAGCAATGCCTTCGCTAACTCGCACCGTTGTCGCGGACTCGCAAGAGCCGGTCTCGGTCGATGATTTGCGAACGCACGTCAAGAGCGTGGAAGACGACGATGACCTGGGGATTTATCTAACAGCGGCACGACGGGCCATCGAGGAAGAGTACGCCACGGCGTTGATCCCTCAGACCTGCGTGCTGCGGCTGGACAGATTCCCCTACGACGGCTGCTACGGAGAGATCGAACTACGCATCGCGCACGTCACGTCGATCACCAGCATTACCTACGTCGATACGAACGGCGCAACGCAGACGCTTTCGGGGAGTAATTACTTAGCGGACATCTACAGCACACCGGCGAGAATCCGCCCAGCCTTCGGGTTGAGTTGGCCATCGACGCGTGAGCAGATGAACGCGGTGACGGTGACGTTTGTGGCCGGATACGCCACGCCTGACGCGGTTCCGTTCAACACCAAGGCGGCAATTCTGTTGCTCGCTGCGGAGTTGAATGACAAACGCGAGCCGACAGTGACGGGAGCGACCATCGCCAAAGTGCCGGGATTCGAGTCGCTGCTGATTACGGAAAACTGGGGCGCGTATAGCGGCAGCCGATGAGCCACCTCAAACGCGGAGCCGGCGCACTCAGGCACAAACTGACCATCCAGCAGCGTATCGAAAACCCAACCGACGGCGCAAGCGACCCCTACTACGAAGACATCACAACCGTCTGGGCCAGCATCGAGCCATTGAGCGGACGCGAGTTGTTCCTTGCTCAACAGGTGCAAGCCACGACAAACCACATGATCCGGATGCGGTTCAACAAAACACTAGAGCCACGGCATCGCTTGCACTTCCTGGATAAGCGACGAGACAAGCATCGCTACTTCAACATCGACCGGATTGCAGACGACCCGGACAGCTCCGGCACTTACTTGGACGTGTACGTGACGGAATGGGTTGAAGCGCCGACGGCGCAGGGGGCGGCGAATGCCTAGCGCAGTTCAGGTGACTGGAGTCGATCCGCTCTTAAAGCGGCTTGCGGAGTTGCCGAAGAAGCTGCGCAACAAGCATCTTCGCAAGTCGATGCGAAAAGGCGGAAAGACGGTGTTGGCGAAAGCCAAAGAGCTGGTGCCAGTCGATGCAGACGGACATCAGTTGCCAGGCGGGAAGCATCTTCGCGACACATTGAAGCTGCGAGTAGCGAAGCCACGGAATCGAGGGGAAATCTCGTTTAAGGTGATGACTGGTACGCGGCAGGAACTCGGGATTCCTGCTGACGAAAAGGGTTATTACCCGTTCGCATTGGAGTATGGAGACATTCTGGACTGGCAGCCAATCCCGTATATGCGACCGGCATACAAGGCGACTGAGGGGCGAGTCATCGACGACGTTCGCAACGACGTGGCAGCAGCGATCGAAACGGAATTGAAATGAGTTTGCTCGGCGAAATTCGCGGTAAGTTGGCGGCAACATCGGCGGTAACGTCGCTGGTGCCTGCCGAGCGGATTTTGCAAGAGAAGAGCCCGCAAGGTGGTAGTTATCCAGCAATCGTTGTTACGTCACCGGACACAGTACACGGACACGACTTGAGCGGCGCAGCGGGATATGCGGACGTGTCGGTAGACGTGCATATCTGGAGCCGAAACACGACTGACCGAGACAACGTGTCAGAGCAAGTCCGCCTGGCGTTGGTTGGTTACTCCGGCTTGTTGACGACGCTGCGAACGCAAGGGATCACGTTAGAGGACGATGCGGCGAATTGGGAGTCTGACCGCATGGGCGGGCAGAATGGTTTCTTTCATCGCGTGCTGCGTTTCATGGTAATGAGCGCGGAAGCGGTTCCAACATAGGTGAAACATGCCAACAGTATTTCGCGGCAAGGGAACGATTGTTCGCATGTCTTCGGCGGCGGACACCGGCGAGACCGTCATCACGCAAATCGTGAGTGTGTCTCTGCCTGGCATGGAGATGGGGACCGTCGAAACGACCGACCTGTCGATGACGTGGCGCGACTTTGAATCGACCATCCTGAGTGGTGGTTCTGTCTCGTTGACGCTGAACTGGGACCCGGACGCGGCATCGCACGATACCACGATCTGGACTGTGTTTAAGGACGGAACGAAGTATTTCCACGAGATCGAATTGCCGGCGAACACCGCTGGAACGGGAACAAAGAAGTTCATTAACTTCCAAGGAATCATCTCCCAGTTTGACCCCAGCAGCGCCGTCACCGTGGACAGCATTTACCAACTCAACGTCACACTTCAGGTATGCGGTGCGGTCACCATCGCTAGCAGCTAATGGGTCTTGCAGAACAAATTGACGCGGCCAATGACAATAAGTTGGTCGCCGTGGAAGTCGAGGAATGGGGCGTCACGGTCTACTTGCGCGTCGAGAGCGCGTACACCGTTGAGCAAATCAGCGAGCGACTCCAAAAGATCGCGAGCGGTAGTCGCCGGGATTCAAGCTGGCGGGCGTGGGTGCTGCATCACTTTCTGTGTGATGCGGACGGAACCTTGCTCTATCCAGGCGACGGATACAAGCGTCTGGGGCAGAAGAGCTTCGCTGTCATTCGTCGGCTGTACGAAATCGCCGAACGCATCAATGGCCTGAAGGCAGACGACGAGGAAGATGAGGAGTTAAAAAAAAGCTCGACGGAGCCAGAGAGCGACTCTGGTACAGACTATCTCTCGTGATGGGCCGGACGGTCACGGAACTCAAACACTCGATGACGGAGCGTGAGTTTCGCGGCTATCAGGCTTATTGGGAGAAGGAGCCGTTTGGCGACGAGGTTCGACAGATTGCCCAAGTGGCGTTCTTGATCTACGCGGCCAACGGCGGCAATCGAACCAAGCGGCTTAATGTCGAGGACTTCATGCCGCGAATCGTTAAACAGCAGACAGGAGACGACGTAGCGGCGTCACTGTTGGCGTGGGCGGAGTCGATGCAAGCGAAGGCCAAAGGTGATAGTCAGGCGGTATAATGCAACAATGAAAATGGCCCCGCGCAGTGTGAATGCCGGGGCCGTGGTCCAATTCTTCTGAGGAGAACTGAACGTGAGCATTCTTGATGAGATTCGTGCGCAAGTCAAGGTCGATGGCGTGACCGGATGCTGGATGTGGCAGGGAAACATTAGCCCAGCCGGCTATGGGCAAATGCACTTTCGCGGCGTATGCACCGGAGTTCATAGAGTTGTATACGAAATGAAGAGTGGAACACCACCACCGCGGGGCATGGTTGTGTGTCATTCGTGCGATGTTAAAGCGTGCTGCAATCCAGATCACTTGTGGCTGGGGTCATATTCGGACAACTCGAACGATGCGTCCGAGAAGGGGCGTCTTGTTGTTGGCGAGAAACATCACAATGCAAAACTGAGCGCATCCCAAGTTCAAGACGCCAGGGACAGACACGCCTCTGGCGAATCAATTAGGGCTATTTCTCGTGGGCTCGGAGTTTCCAAGAAAACAGTTGCTCTGACGGTGAGTGGAGAAACGTGGGCTCATGTTGCCGGAGAACCTGTCACGCTGGCTGGAATTCCACGAGGCGAAGCAATCAAGCAATCGAAGCTCACCGAGTCATTAGTTCGTGAGATTCGGGCTCGAAATAAGGACGGCGAGTCGCAACGCTCGATTGCAAGGTCGCTGGGCGTGAATCATTGGACAATCGCGTGCGCGTGCTCTCGAAAGACGTGGGCGCACGTCGATTAGCGATAATGGAGGTGTGCTATCGCAAAAGCAGGCGCGATTGAAGTCTTCTTGAATGCCAACACCAAGGGCTTCGATGCCGGTGTATCTAAGGCGCGCAAGGGAATCACTGGGCTCGTTAAGGGATTTGCCGACATTCACGGCGCGTTGAATGTTGTTCAGCAGGGTTTCGCAGCGGCTGGCAAGGTGGTTGGCGCTTTCGCCGATCAAGTCGAGCGGCTAGACGAAATCGGCGACACCGCCGAACGGTTGAGCGTTACCGCAGACTCGCTCGTCAAATTACAGCGTGCGGCTGAAATCACTGGCGGAGATGTAGATGGAGTTGCTAAGTCGCTAGCCATTCTACAGCGCAATCTCGGCGATGCGGCTGGTGGGCAGGGCGGCGCATTAAAGGCGCTGCAAAAGCTCGGCTTGAACGCCCAGGAGCTGGTCAAGCTCGACCTGGATGAATCGTTCCGCAGGATCGTGGAACGTATCTCAGAAATCCCGACGCCTGCGGAGAGAGCGTCGATGGCGGCTGACTTGTTTGGTAAGTCGGCTAGCAACCTCACTGGCCTTATTACGCAGGGCAGCAGCGCTTTCGCGGAAGCAGCGACGGACGTGAAAGTCTACGGCGCGGCACTCGATGACGTTCGCATGAACAGCATCGATAAGACTAAGAAGGCAATGGAAAAGTGGGAGATGGCCAGTAAGGGATTCTGGGATGAAGTGTCAATGACGACCGCTCCATATATGGCGGAGCTTTACAAGCAATCGACCACGATGCTCCTGATGGCCAAGAACAGTCCGATGGCTGCTGTAAAGGGTGGCAATGATCCGGTCGGGTGGTGGAGGGCTGTCTCAGCGGAAATCGATCGGCAGGCCAACCTGCGATTTAGCCCGGCGAAGCTGCCTGAGAGCAAGGTCAAGATGCTCGATGCAGACGAGCGGCTTGTTGCGGAGGCACGCGCTGTACGCGAAACATCGATGGCAACCCGGAAGTATTGGCGGCAAAGAAACTGGACGATTGCCGGATACGAGGCCGGCAACTTAGCCCGCGACTGGGACCGGATGTTAGAGGAAGGATTCGTGCCGTCAGCGCCGAAAGGTGCTAACGCGCCGGCTAAGTTTGCCAACCGATTCGGCATTCAGGACATCGGCATTAGCGGTTCCGGTCCACGTTCGATTGGCGGCATGAGTGGCGGGGCTGGCGCTCTGGAGTTCGGCACGGCAGCAGCCTATTCCGCCATCCAGCAGAGCCAGCGCGAAGACGAGATGCGCAAGCTCCAGCGACAGGAAGTGGACGAATCCAAGAAGCAAACGAAAGTCCTGGAGGAAATGCGAGGCTTCTTTAGAAACACCGTGCAACTCGTTGAGTTGGGGTTGCAAGGATGAGTGTTACCGCAATCAATGTTGTGGCGCAGCCAAGCCTGGATGACTCGGCGGAAGGTGTCACGATTCCAGTGCGGCTGGAGGCGAAATGCAGTTCCGTGCAAGACGGCGTGCTGGCGGTTCGCGCGCATGCCAACTGCCCGAGACGTGGGGATACTTACTCATTCTACGGCGAAAGCGACGATTCACTGGTTTGCACGAACGTCAGCATCGCCATCAAGCCAGATAGCTTCGGGTTGGATCGCAGCAAGGTCTACACGATCGTCGCCACGTACTCAAACACGGTCCCATCCGGCGGGCTTGGCGAAGACGAGGAAGACCCGCTCGACGATCCGCCGACTTACGAATTCAGCTTCAACAAATATCAGGTTCCGATTGCCGAAGACCGCGATGGCAATGCCGTTAGGAATGGCGCAGACGAACAGTTTGACCCGTTGCCGCTAGTCGATGAAAACCGACCCATCGTGATTGTCACGCGAAACGAGGCGTCTTTTAACCCAGGCGTGGCGGTTGAGTATCAAGACACGGTTAACGAGTCTTCGTGGGCTGGCGTCGATGCAGGCGTGGCGAAGATCAATGCCATCAGCGCCCGGCAGGCGACACGCGGCGACGTGACCTATTGGGTTGTGACTTACGAAATCGAGTTCCGTTGGCAGGGCTGGAATCCGACGAAGATTCTCGCGCAGGGCTACCGATACCGGCTCAATGAGACTGGTCCGGCGCGGAACTACATCGACCCGGCCACGGGCTCACCGCCATCGACGCCGCTGATGTTGCAACTCAACGGGCTGGAGTCACCGCCAGTGGACGGTGTGCGTCCAGTGTTTTGGCACGAATTCAACTTCTACCGGGAAAAAGACTTCTCGGCACTCAATTTAGGGCTGTAGATCATGGCTGAACCGAACGTCATTCCCGGCGATTTGCAAATCAAAGGGGCGCTGATTCTCTCCGGCACAACAACGCTGCCGGCGAGTACGGTCACGAACGCCGCTGTAGCGTCTGGCGCTGCTATCGACGCGAGCAAGCTGTTGCACATGGTCAACGTGCCAACGCAATTGTTCGGGCCATCGACCACGGTAACAGCACTGACGCAAGACTGCTACGTGGCCAAGGGTGTCGGCACGCTGACCTCTGTGCGAGCTGCGATCAATGGCGCGATCGCCACGGGCGCGGACCGTACAGTCACGGTGGACCTGCAAAAGAGCACGGCAGGCGGAGCGTTCGCAACTGTGCTTTCGGGCACGGTCGGCTTTACCAATGCCAGTGTACTGCGGACGCTTTCCACCGGCACGATCAGCTCGGCCACTTATGCGGCTGGCGACTTGTTCCGCTGGGTGGTCACGGTGGCTGGCTCGGCGAGTGCGCAGGCTACCGGGCTGATTGCCGATTTCGTGGCGTATGAAGCCACCACGTAGGCCATCATGCCCGACAAAATCTACGGACTGAACGAGCGGGATAAGCGGCTCTTGCAACAAATGTTGCGCGAGTTCAACCGCCAGCCGCGCGACTTCGCTGCGCCACGAGGTGGTCAAAAGGTCCGTTCTACCGCCGACCGTTTCTTATTCCGCAACGACTCCGGGGAAACAATCCCGCCCGGCGGCATCATGCGGCAGACCGGCACGGAAATGCACACGGATGATTACCTAGTCCGGGTGATGGACAAGCCGGCAACGACCGAATGGAAAATGCCCTGGTATGTCAATCTCGGCGTCGAGGTCGAGAACGACGATTACGGACTCTGTGCGACGTTCCGCGCCGAAGCCGGCCTAGCGTACTATCTCAGCGGAACCATCGTTGTAGGCGACTCCTGGGGGCCTAAAGGCGGGCAATGGAATCTGGAGCGATACTACCCCGGCTTCCGCATCGTCGGTAATGAAGCCGATGGGTTGGTTTATGTGGAGCAACGGGAGCCGCGGATTCTCGCCGCTAAGGCGGACGGCAGCGGTGTATCGGCTCGTTCTAGCACGACGCTCGGCAGTGATAGCGGGACCGTGATCCAATACCGCAACGGCACGACGATCAGCGCCACGACGTTTACCGTGACGACCTACAACGAAGCAGCCACGGCGGTAGAGGCGGACGCCTATCTGCAAATCGTCGATATTGATGGGGC